CCCCGCGCGGCCGTGGGCATCGGATGCCACTTTCGCGCCCGCCGCCCCCGCGCCGCCCGCTTCCACCAGCGCAATGCCCACGCATTCCACCGCCATAGTGTCGCCCGCTTCGGCATCGCGCGGCGATACGCCCAGCACAGGCGCGGCGGCTTTGGCTTGTTTGCCATCAAAGCCGATAAAGCGGTTCGCCACAATCGGCGCAGCGGCTTGCGCGGTAGTTACCAGCACGATTTTTTTAGTTGGAGTCATCGGAAGCCTCACTTTCTGCAAATAGGGTTTTCAGGTGGAAGCCTTGCAGCTCCCATAATTTGGCAAACGCGTCTTTGTAGGCGGTATCACGCCCAATGGCTTCATCAAAATCGGCGGGGGTCAGGCAGCCTGAAACACCAATCACCACAAAGCCATTATTCAAAATCAACGCGCACACGGTGGTGGTTGCACCAAAGCGTTGATACTCCGCGCGTTCAATCAAAGCGGCTAATTGATAGCCTTCTAGCTTTTTCATGCTTACTCCTTTTCAGGCTGCCTCATCGTTTCAGGCAGCCTGAAACAACAATCAAACAGCCTTATCAAACAAGAACCCACACGCGCCGCCCACGGCAGCCACCTTGCGGATGTCGGTATAGCGGGCGTATTCCGTTTTGCCGCCGTTTTGCTCAAAGCGGTCAATTACGGGCATACCCTTGCGGCGAAAGGTGTAGCCAAAGGCAGGCTCGCCTTCGTCGTTGCCCGAGCTGTGCACGGTCGGGCGCACAATCAGCGCGGCAAATTTGCCCCACACATCGCCCGTCTGCTTATTCGGCGCAGGCGCGAACACAGCATTGCCGATCACTACTTCGTCCACTTCAAACAAGATTTTCAGCAGCTCATGCGTAATCAATTTGCGCTCGCCGCTGCCGAGCAGGGCTTGCAGCGCAGGGTGGTACGACAGCGCGTGCGCCACGCTTGCGCCCAGCACCAACACATTCGGCTTCACGCCGCAGGCGGCGCGCACGGTTTCTTTTGCGTCTGCCACGTCTCTCACAGGGTTGGCGTTGGCATCGCTCCATTGGGTGGCGGCGGACAGGTCTTTGTAATGCCCGCTCTCGTAAGACTGCTTGGCTTGCAACAGCGCAGCGGTTTCCAGCTCTTGGCGCAGCTGCACGCCCAGCACCGCGCGGCGCGTGGCTTTGGCGCGCTCGTCAAACAGGCTTTCGGCTGCTTCGCGGTAATCCACGCCCGCCATCAAATCATGCTCTTCCAGCACAATCGGCAAATAATGCGGCGTGTCCAGCGTAATCACATTACTGGCTGCGCCCACCGCGCGTTCGGTGGCGTGCTCCACAAACGAGCCTTTGCCGAATTTGGGGACTTTCACGCCTTCTTTGTCGGTAAACACCACGGGCATCAGCTTCTCGCCGATAAACTCGGCTTGCTTGTAGCCCAGCGCAAGGTTGGTTAAAACGGGGTCAATCTGCCCGCGCAGGTTGCGTAAATGTGTAGTCATGGGGGCTTCCTTTTAAGCATTGATGGTGCGGCGCGCCGCTTCTTCATAGGGGATGTTTTCTTGCTTTGCCAACGCTAGGGCGCGCTGGTGGTGGCTTTGCGCGTCGGGGTCGGCGTATTCGCCAAAGTCGCTGCTGCCGATTGTTTTCGGGCTGCCTACGCGTTCGGTGGTAGCAATTTCGCCTGCTGCCACAATCGGCGCGCCGCCGCGCAAAAAGTCTTTGAGCGCGTCCGACAGCTTTTTGCCCTCGCCAAAATCGGCGGGCGCAGTGTCGGGATAATCGGCACAATCCAGCACGGCAACGATTAAATCTTTATCGGCAGGTTTCAGGCTGCCTGCTTTAACCAAGCCTTCGGCAAAATCGGCGTTTTGCTGGTGCACAGCATCGCGCAGGGCTTGCTCTTGCTCGGCTTGCAGTTTCGCCAACTCTTCGCGGGCTTGCTTGGCGTCGGCTTCGGCTTTTTCCCGCGCGGCGCGCTCGGCTTCCAGTTGTTGTTCAGGGGTCATAGTGTCGTCCTTTGCAGGGGGTTCGGAAAAATTAGGCTCGGCTTCAGGCTCGGGCACAGGCGGCGCAACGGCTTCAATCTGCCAGTCGGGCAGCACGCGGTCGGCGGCTTCGATGCCGTCTTTGCCAATCAGCCACTCGCGCAAATTGCGCAGCATCCGCGCCAGCAGCCAGTCGCTCTCGCCAAAAGAAACCACGCCGTCTTCATCGTCGGCAAAGTTAATCGCCGCCAATCCTTTAACTGCAGGCGGATGAGCACCCAAAAAGCCGACATGGCGCAGATACCAGTTTTCAGGCTGCGGGTTGCTCGGGTGGTTCGGCGGATAGAAGCTGGCGGAAACTTTTTTGTAGCGTCCTTTTTTAACCAGCTCGGCAAAGTCATCATCCACCTGCGCGAAATCGGCAAACAAGGTGCCGTTTTCGGCTTTCAGGCTGCCTACCCAGCCATAGGCGGGGGCGTTGGTGCTGGGATGCCCGACCACAATCGGGGCTTCGTGTTTGTCGGGGGAATAGTGGCTGGCAATCGCGGCAACCTGCTCGGGGGTAATCGTAATCGTGCGCCCGCTGTTGTCCGTGCGAGTGCCAGCGCGGAAGATTTCATGGCGCATAGCGGTGTCTCGTGGGTTTGGTTGCGGTGGATTATGAATATGGGCAGCCTGAAAAACTTTTAACGCGCATTAAAAAAAGCAGCCTGAAAACGGCTGCGGGCAAAAATCGCGCTCTGTTGCGTTTTAAGCGCGTTTAAGGCGCGGAATAGGCAAACGCTCGTTTGAACGGCGCATCGCGCTGCTGGGGTGGTCTATTTTGGTCTAATCGCTATTTTTGCTTTAACGGCGGATTGCGGAGCGAAAAAAATCGGCGCGTGGGGAAAACGCGCCGTGTGGGTTTTGGGAAACGGGGGAATGCTTACTCATCAAAAATGCTCCTTTGCCGAGCCTGCGCATCGGCAGCGCGGGCGCGTTTGATGATTTGATAAATCTGTTGGGTGGCAAGGTTGTACTTTTTCGCCAGCTGCTGGTGGTTTCTGCCATCAAACTCCGCCCAAATCTGTTTGTCGCGCTCGTCCAGCTCGCCGCCTGCGTTTTTGGGGAAATAGATAATCTGCCCGCGCCAGTTGTCGGTGAGATAGCGAGCGAGCTTTTTGCTGATTTGCACGGCGGTCGGGCGGTTGATGTGCGGCACGCTTGCCAGCAGGCAGGCGGTGGCTTGGTCTTCCAAATCAGCAATCAGCTCGGGAATGCGGCTGTCTGCCATGCGAGTCCTTTCATTTTTGAAACGTTGTTACAAAAATCATAATAATATCAATATTATAAAACAACAAAGGCAGCCTGAAAAGCTGCCCCAAAAACCTTATGTCGCACGGTCTCGCCATTTTTTTAACCGCTCAATAATATCGCGCATGGCATCGGTGTCTTTATCCCACCCTTCGCCGCCGTGCTTTTTGCAAAAAGCAAACATCGCGCTTTCCGCCGCAATCCGCACCGCGCCCGCTTCGTGTAATTCCAGCCACAGCGAGCGGATTTTTTTCTGCTGGTTGGGCAAATTTCTGTATCGCTCGCGCCCATCGGGCGTTTTAACTGTTGCCACAAAGCCCTGCGCTTTCATGTGGCGCAGCACGGTTTCCAGTTGCTCTGTGGTCAAATCCTTGCTGCTGGTTTTGCCGCGTGACACATTCGCCAGCAGGGCGCGGTAGTCGTTGTCGCTCATGCCCACCTGCTGCTTGGCGATGTGGATTAAGCGGATTAAGCGCGGTTTGATTTTATCGCTTGTCATGGTATTGCTCCTAAAAAGGCAGCCTGAAAAACGGGAATGCGTTTCGGGCTGCCTCTGGTTTATTTAACCGCGTCTTTCAACGCCTTGCCTGCTTTAAATTTCGGCACGCGATGCGCGGCAATGGTCAGCGGCTCGCCTGTTTTCGGGTTGCGCCCTTTGCGCTCGGCACGTTCTACTGTGCTAAATGTGCCAAAGCCGATGATGGCTACTTCGCCGCCCTGCAACAGCGCATCAATCACGCTGGCGCAAAACGCATCCAGCGCATCGCCCGCTTTGGCTTGCGACAGCCCTGCGCGGTCGGCGATTTGTTTAATCAGTTCGGATTTATTCATGGTGTTACTCCTGTTTTCAAAGATTTAAAGGGGCGGATTTGCCGCTCCGCCGTTGCGGGTTTCGGTTTTCAGGCTGCCTGAACTTTTGCCTGAATTTTCTCAAAATCATTTTTGGCTGTTTGCTCTGACCACTCTTGCGCTTTTTTCAATACGCCCTCGTAGCTCTCCGCATATAGCCATTTATAGTAGGTATAGCCCCAACTGGATGAGTAACAATCAGGCGTGCCATCGGTAATAACTGGCTGCTCTATCAAAACAAGCCAGCCATGTAGTCCGTTATCGCACAACAATGGATAAATCTCATCACGCTCATCATCTTTTACCATGTCTCGCAAATAAGCTGCTTGTTTTGGCGGCAAAGGGAAAATTTCTGCGTCGCTCACATCCATTTCTTCTATAAACTCTTCCAAATCATCGCATAGGTCATCATTCTGCGCGGCAAGGTGGATAATTTTCACAAGGTGGAAATGCTTTTCAGCGAACTGCGCTGCCAAATCTTGATTGGTTGTTGCAATACCAAGTGCTTCTTCATCTAGGATGGGTAGATTTGGATTGCTTCGATGTTCGGCAAGCCATTTTTCGCCGTATTGTTTGGCTGCTTCGGGGGTATCAAAATAGCCGCCGATACCTACATCTCGGGCAAATGGAGCGTATTTGCGCTTATCATTTTCAAAATCAAACGCAGTACAAATTTCTAGCTCGCCTTTGATAACAAATGCGATTTTTTCTTCTTTGCTGGCGTTTTTCAGCCATTCGGTTTGAGTGTAGTTCAGGTTCATATTATTTTCCTTTTAAAGTTAAAGAGTTAAACGCCAGCAAAATCCAACACCACTTGTTCATACTTCCCCGTCTCTTCATTGCGCTGGTAGTAGCGGATATATTCACGCGTGGCTTGCGTATGCAGGCTATCGGCAATCGCCTGCATGGCGCGTTTCCACTTATCATCGTTAATTTCCAGCTTGCGAAGTTCCAACACCTTGCGCACATTGATTTTGCCTTCCTTGCTCACATCAAACGCTTGCAGCACAAAGGTTTTCAACTCCGCGCGGCTATCCTGCGTCCACTCGTTCAGGCACTCGTCAATCAACGCCTTGGCAGCTTGCAGCCGCTCATCAAAGTGCAGCACATCAGCTTGGGCGATGATAATGCGCTGTTTGCCGTCAAAACTGGTCAGCATGGTGTTGCCTTTCACGCTGCGCTTCGCGCCGTACTGCTCCACGCTCAAATCAATAAAGGCGTTGGCATCTGCCATTTGCTGCGCTTTAAGTTCCGCCATTTGCTCGCGCAGCGGCAGAATTTGGGCAAAGGCTTCGCGGATAAAATCATCGCGTGCCAAATCAATCGGTTTCATATTGGCAATCGGCACAAGGTTGCCCCGTGCGTCTTGGCGGTATTGGTTTAAATCAAGGTCTTTCATGTTTTCTTTCTCTCCAAAAGTTGGTTCAAAATCTGTTGCAGCCGCTGCCGATTGGCTTCGCGCTGCTCGGGGGAGATGGGCTGCTTATTCGGCAGCAGCGCAGCGGTTGGCGTGTTGCGCGGCGGTATCTGCTTAATCAGCTGCGCGGGCTGCGCCCATTTTTCCGCTTGGCGGATAAGCTGGCGAAAGGCTGTGGGCAAGCGTTCGCCGTCGGTTTCAGGCTGCCACGCCCACGTTATCGGCGTTAGGGCTTCTTCCCACACCGCCGCCAATGCGCTAATCGTGTCGGCGGGCGGCGAGCCTTGCAGCCGCAAAACCAGCAATTTCTGCAAGCCCTCTATCATTTGGTTGTACGCCCAATCGGGCATTTTGGGCAGGCTCATCGGCGTAGTCCCTGTAGCGTCATCGCCGCGTTCAGCGTTTGGCTGCTTTCAGGCTGCCTTTGCTCGGGCGTGGCAGGCATGGTTTGCAAGCCTTGCCCTTGCCAGCCGCTGATGACTTCATATAAATACCCATGCGACTTCAACGGCAATTTCAGGCTGCCCACATTGCGTCGTGATAACAGCTCACGGAAACCATAAATCCATGCTTCGGGCGGCGCGGGATATTCCAAACTGTTTCGGCTGATTGCGCCGCGCTCCATATCTGGCAGCAGCTCGCCCAGCAGTTTTGCCATACGCTCAAAGGTCAGCGCGGTTTTGGCGGGGCGAAACAGCGCAATGTATTGCACCGCCAGCCGTCCGATTTCGCCGCCTGTCTGCGCTGCCGCCCACACCGCTTGGCGTGCGCCTTCATGGGCAATCAGCGCGTCTAGGCTGTTTTCCGCGCCGCAGCAGGGGCAACGGGTTTTCATGCTGCCTCCGCTTCTTTTAGGCAGCCTGAAAAGTTGTTTGCCGTTGCTAAGCCATGTAGCGCGGCGTAAATCGCATCGTTTTCGTGGCTGTATTCGGGCATTGCGCCGTAGAGCAACACGCCATCGTGGTTGGTAATGTCGCAGCCGAGCTTGCCGTCTTGCCGCGTAATGCGGATTTCTAGGCTGTATTCCTTGATGATATTCATTCGCCGTCCTCCAAGAATGCGCTGGGGTAGCGGCGTTGCACGCTGTGCATGGCGGCGGCGACGCTGTAAAACGTTTCCTTTCCGCCGCCGTCCAATTGCAACACGGCTTGGTTGGCGGCGGGGCGGTAGTCGATTTTGCCAATCGCCAGCGGGTCGTGGGTATGGCTGGGCAGATAAACGGTGTAGCGGGTCATGGCTGTTGCTCCTCGGGCTGGGGTTCAAGCACCACGCCTGCGGTAGGGTCTTGCTGCCACAAGGTGGCTAGGGCAAAGGCTTCGCTTTGCGTTTGGCAGGCATAATGCAAGCGTTGCAGCGCATAGCGTGCAGGGTGGTCGTCGGGGTATTGGCGGGCGGGCGGCGCGTGGTGCAGGTTGTCGCAGGTGTACACCACGATTTCAGGCTGCCTTGGCGGTTCGCTTGGCACAGCGTGTGCGCTGCGCGCCGCCATGATGCCGAGGTAAAAACACACGCCTGCGCCGGCAAATGCCGCCGAGCATAATTCGCCCAATGTATAGCTTCTCATCTCACACCCCCTTTACAATATCCGCGTCCACCTTGGCAAAGCCCAGTTGCGCGGCTTCGTTCATGGCGGCGGAGACCAGATTGTTGACTGCCAGCGGATACAGCAGGCTGTGCTGTTCCAGTTCTTTGCTGGCGCGTGATGTAACCGTGAGCCGCGCGGCGATGGCATCGATGGCATCATCGGTTAAGATTTGGCCGGCATCCGCGCCCGCACGTTCAAATTTATGCTTTAAATAGCCCGCCAGCTTGCCATCGGTCAGCGGTTGCAGCGTTACCACTTCGCAGCGTTGCACCACCTCGCGCACATTCGGATTGTTCTCCGAGAGCTTCTGCGCCAGCTCGGTCTGCCCAATCAGCACAATGCCAATCAGCCGTTCAAAGCCGTTTTTCAGTTCAAAAAAGCGTTTCAAGTGTTTCAGCGTGGGCAGCGGCAAGCCGTGCGCCTCTTCAATAATCAGCACGTGCTTGTTGCCCGCCTTGGCGCTTTCAATCAGCGCGTTGTGGATTTGGCGAAACCGCGCTTCAGGACTACGCTTGGGCGACGTGTTGGGCGACACCGCTTCCAGCACCGCTTCGGCAATGTGCACCGCTTTCAGCGTTTTGCCTTTCTGGTCGTTGTCTTCCATCGCCAGCACATAGGGCTCAATCAAAATCACAGGCTTGTTCTCGCGGTTAATGCGGTCTTGCAGGTCTTCGCGCAGGGTGGATTTGCCCGCGCCGCTTTCGCCCACCACCGCCATAAAGCCGCCCTGCGTCGCCACTTGAAACATCGCCTCGCGCACATAGCGCGCATCGGGGGTTAAATACACATCTTGCGCGGCGCGGATTTCGTCATGAAACGGGTCGCGCGTTAAGCCGAAGTGCTGGCGCGTAGCAAGCGATAAAGCCGATTTTCTTAAAAGCATTTCATTGTCCTTTTCAGGTTTAGATTCATCTTGGGCTGGTGCGGTTTTCAGGCAGCCTGAAACGTCCACGCCCTTGTGTTGGAAATAATCTGTAATCTGTTGGCAGATGGCTGCGCTGCGTCGCTGCGGCGGTTTGCCGTGGTTGAGGAAATTAAGCAGCATGGTTTTGCTGATGCCGATTTCCGCCGCCGCTTGGCGCGAGCTTTTGCCGATTTGGTTTAAAACATCGCTGGCTCTCATCCGTGCGTCCCCGTTAACAAGCGCAGCTTGGGCGCGTGGCTAATCCGTTTAAACACCTCTTCCAGCTCGCTTTCCGCCGCGCCGTCGGGATACAGCTCCTGCAAACGCTGCGCCGCTGCCGCCCAATCGCCACCTTGCGCTTCAATGCGCGGTTTCAGCATTTTTGCCAACTCCACCTTGTTCAATACGGCAGCCTGAACATCCATTCCATTGAAACCTGATTGTCTGTAATCCATCTGCCGCCCGCGCTTAGGCGCGTAGCCGATTTTTTGCTTTTGCGCCAACACCTGCTCTTGGTGGGCAAAGGGGTCAATCCGCCCGCCAAAGGGCAGGGTTTTGGCTTTGCGTTTTTGCGCCGCCTCGTCCAGCGTATCCGCCTGCATCGCCAGTTTTTCCAGCTCTTTGGCGTTGCTTTGTGCGGCAGTATCGGCGTGGGCGTGATAGCTCTCGCCGATGATGGCGGCGTTCTCGCGGAAACCAAACGCATTGCGTACCACTTCGGGCACTTCCAGCCAGTATTCCTTGCCCGTCTCGTCATAGCAGCGCACCTGCGCTGAAAACTGCTTCCACGGGTTTTTGGCAACCGTCAATTTCTCGCCCACCAACACAAACGGCACCTTGCTCACATCAAACAGCCGTCCTTCAAACTCAATTTCCAATTCCGCTTTCACTTTGCGCTCCTGTGGCATGCTCAACACCAGCTCGCGGCAGTAATCGGCAGGCGGCGGGATTAACAGCTCATCGGCGGCAATTTTCTGCCAAGCCTGATAACGGCTCATGCCGTGGCGGCTATGCTTGCGCTCGCTGTTGAAATAACGCATCCAGCGGTTGGCATAGGCTTGCAGCTCATCAATAGAATGCACCTGCACCATTTTCAGGCTGCTTTCAAACAGCGTTTCTACTAGGTTGTTGCCGTTTTCCACCTGCCCCTTGGCACGCGGATTGCCCACCTTGTTGATGATGACTTCCACGCCCAGCTGTTTGTTCAGGTGCTTAAACCCATGTCCCGTGTTCGCCGAACCAGGGTCAAGCATCACGCATTTGGGTACGCCGCAAAACGGGTCTTTCAACCTATCCGCCTTGGGTTGCATCGCTTGGATAAAGGTTTCGCACAAGTTTTCGCTGTTCTCGCCGCCAAACACATACCAAACAAACAGGCAGCCTGAACAATGGTCGGTAACCACATACCGCCACACGCGGTCTTGCTCAATGCTCACCACGTTTTTCGGCTTGTTTTTGTAAAACTCGTCCGAGCGCATAATCCGCAGCCCAGTGTCCTTGCCCGTGCGCGGCAGGTAAAACAACACGCACACACTCGCATCAATCTGCCACACATGGTTCGGGTGCAGGCTTTGCAATCGGGTTACAGGCGCAGGCTGCAACAGCTGGTCGGGGTGCAGCTTGTATTTGCGCAATCCGCGTGTAATCGTGCTTACCGACAGCGTGCTCACTTCGCCCGTTTCCCTGTCTATGCGCACAGGGTCAATCTCTTTATTGGCAATTAACATCTCCACCGCCCTTTCCACGGTCATCAACCGCTTACCGTTCTTGCGCATGGTTTCCATCAGCAGCGCGGAAATCATCTGCGCATCGCGCTCGCTCAACGCCGTTTTTCCTGCATCGGCGCGGCGCTTGCGCGAAGGTTTCACCATCACACGGTCAAGCTCCTTGTATAGCGTCGCCGCGCTCATATTTAGCTTGGCTGCCTGCGCCCGAATAAACTCGGTTTTGCCGCCGCGCGGCAAAGTGTCCAGCTGCGCGGCAATAGCGCGTAAACGCTCGTTCAATACCGCATTCATCGTGGCTACTCGCTTTCAGGCTGCAACCATTCAGGCACACCGTCATCGCCCGTGTTTTCAGGCAGCCCATATTGGTCGCGCAGATGCTGGCAATCCATAATGATTTGGTTCAGCACCCCCACCATCCGCGCCTGATGCGACAAACCATGCGCCTGCTCGTGCGCCGCCATCTGCGCGAAATAATCCCCCAATTGCGCCAGCTGGCTGCGAATTGCCACCTCTTTTGCGCCCACCGCCATATTCAATTCATTGCCCACATCGGCAGGGCTAGGCTCTCTCACGCCGCCTTTCTTTTTCGCCTTTTCCAGCTTCTCCGCCAGCTCATCAATCTTGGCGTTTTTGCCCGCCAACACCTCGTCTTTAGCTTTCGCGTCCTCGCGGCTCTCGCGCAGCGCCAAGCGCAGCTCGCGCACCGTCATCCTGTCCACATCGTCCAGCGTCATGCCGTTCACTTCCTCGCCTTCCGCCAGCCCGATTAAGGTAACGTCTTCCTCTACCAACAGTTCCAGCAGTTTGGACTTGCCCAAATCCATCAACTTAGGCGCGGCTTTTTGCATTTGCGGGGTGGCAAAACGCTGGGTGGCAGCCATTAGGCGCGCCGCTTCGTTTTTACCAATGCCAAATTGCTCTTTCACAATGCCAAGAAATCGCCCGTGCTCGGTATGCTCCTTCAACACAATCAACGCGCAGCCCAGCTCAAACATCCCTTCCACCGTTTTACGCATCGCCTGCCGCCCCCGCTCAATCCAGCGCTCCTCGTTATAAATCTCTCCATTTCCCCATTGCTCCATAACCATTAAGCTATGAGCAGCCTGAAAATTCTGATTGGCTGTTACCGCTTCTTTATCCATTACTTCAACTTCATTCATTTTTTTCTCCAAAAGTCCTTACGTCAGGACTTTTCAAAATCCGTTAATCAATCTCAACCCGTCTGCCAATCTCGGCAATCCTGCTTTGCAGCCGTTCCTGCTGCTGGCGAAACCGCTCGGCGATTTGCAGCGTTTTCACGCTGTAAGCAAAGTTGCCGTTATCCAATTTGGTAACCAGCCCCTCGGCAATTAAGTCTTCCAAATCGCGGCTCACATGCACCGCCGACAAGCCCAAACCTTCTGCTAATTCTTTATTGCTGATGCCGATAATCGGATGCGCTTCCAAAGCCTTAAACACGCGCAAAATGCGGCTGCCTTTTTTACTGGTTGCCATTGGGCTGCTCCTTTAAGCCTAGCTTTACAGCGATTTCATGCCCCTTGCCACGACTCGCTCTCACGCTGCCATTCAAAATCCGCGAAACATAAGTCGGGTCATAGCCGTTTGCCTCGCACCAAGATTTGATGGTTTCGCCACGTTCACGAAACCCCGCTTTAACTTTTTCTGCTTTCATAAGGAATATCTCCTGAACCTTTCGTGATAAAATCAAGAAATTAAAGATTTAAACAATCTTGCTTAAATGTTGGCGCAATAATAAAGGAATATTTCCAGCAAAGCAAGAATATTTCCTGATTATTTAGGAGTATTTCCCTATGGATTTGAATTTTATTAGAAATATTCGGAAGTTTTTAAGCCAAGAGAACCTAAGCATCGCAGAATTTGCAGGAATAATTGGTGAAAAAACATCGCGCGTAAACGATGTGCTGAAAGGAAAACAACGTCCGCCATTTGATATGCTTCAGAAAATAATAGAAAAATTTGATATTGACGCGAACTGGCTTATTTTAGGCAGCGGCGAAGTACAAAACTGGAATAGTTCCAGCAATGAGAAATATTCGGATGAATTGGATTATGTGCCTGACTATGATGTTCTTGTATCGGCGGGGATGGGGATAGATGGGCAAGGTACAACCAGTCCACGCGCTTATCAAGCGTTCCGCCGCGATTGGCTGCACCAACGCGGTTTACACGCCAGAAATTTGAGCATCGTTACCGCGCGGGGCGACAGCATGGAACCGACCATCAATAACGGCGATATGCTGTTGGTTGATATGTCTAAAAAAGTACCGCGCGACAGCAGTATTTATATTATCCGCAACAACGACACGCTATGGGTCAAGCGCATTCAAACGCAGCCTGATGGCAAATTGCTGTTAATAAGCGACAACAAAACCTACCCACCAATTCAGTTAAACCTAGATGAATTTGATGATGTGGAAATCGTAGGCAAGGTCGTGAACATTTCCAAAGATATTTACTAGCCCGAAGAGAATAACCATGAAAACCACCACAAAACTATTTTGCCTGCCCGCGCTGATGTTGGCATTAACCGCCCCCGCATGGGCAAAAACCTGCAAAGACTTTCCCACCCAAGCCGCCGCGCAAAAATACTACGAAGCGCGAAAAGCCGCTGGCGAAACAGGCTGGAAAAGCCTAGACCGCGATGGAGATGGCAAAGCCTGCGACTGCAACGCAGGTGGCAACGGCAAACACTGTCCTAACAAGAGAAAATAAGCCATGAAACATTACGCATTTTTGTTGTGCTTGGGCTTGGCAGCCTGCGGCGGCGAAAATCCCGCACCGTCTGCCGTTTCTGCACCTGTTGCTGTCAGCGCAACAACACAAGCCGCCAGCACCCCCATTGCGCTACCCACGTTAAATATGGATTTTTCCAGCTATGCCAAAGCTGCCAACAAGCAGCTTAAAACCAGCAAAACAGGGTTAACAATTCCTGAAAGTGCATTTCCTACACCCAATTCAAACGGTGGGAAAAATATGCTGCGCGATTTGGCAGATGGTTTAACGCTTGCGGTTGAAACCGATAGCGACAACAAAATTCAAATCGTGCGCGTGATATGGCAGCCTGAAAAAAATCCGAAACAAAATCAACAATTAGTAAAAGGTGCAGCCGCACTCATTGCTGCCACTTTGCCTGATGACCCCACGATGCCCAAAGATGTTGCCGCGCAAATCAACCTTGCGGCAACCAGCAAAGATGCGCGCGAATTTGTGCGTGGCGGTATTGCTTACAAGGTTGCCAGCACAAATCAGCCCAGTGTGATGCTGACCGCCAAACCCGAATAATTCAGTTCCTTTTTTAAAGCGCATTAAAAGCCCTTTAACCCCCAAAACCCGATAATCCCTATAACGATAACCAACGTTATAGGGATTTTTTATGTCCAAACCAAATACACAGCAGCCTGAACTGGCATGGCTCGCCATCGCCCGCCGCGAAATCGGCACGCGCGAAATCGCGGGCAAAGAACACAACAGCACAATTCGCAACTGGCTGATTAGCCTAAACGCATGGTGGCAAGACGACGAAACGCCGTGGTGCGGCACATTTGTTGCCCACTGCGCGCGCGAAGCGAAACGTGCTTTGCCGCAGCACTGGTATCGCGCCAAAAACTGGCTGAACACAGGCACGCGCTTGGATAAACCTGCTTATGGCTGTGTAGTCGTTTTTGACCGCGTGGGCGGCGGGCATGTGGGCTTTGTGGTGGGCAAGGATAAGCTGGGCAATTTAATGGTGCTGGGCGGCAATCAGGGCGATGCGGTGAACATTAAACCGTTTGCGATGAGTCGCGTGGCGGGCTATGTGTGGCTGGATTGGGCGGATGGACGCAAATCCGCGCCCAAGCCTGAACGCTTTGAGTTGCCGTTGTTGGACAGCAATGGGCAAGTTTCGCGCAACGAACGCTAGGAGGCAGCCTGAAAATGAAACGGCACTCTGTTGTATTGGGTGCGCTGGTGGCATTAAGCCTAACCAGTCTTGCGCCGCCATCGCCTGAAC